CCCCGCGATCGATCGAGTAAGAGCGTCTTCAGTAGCGTCGAGCTTTGAAAGTTCTTCTGATTTGCCAATAGAGATAGGACGAAGAATAATCCCAACAGTGTCAGTTAGTTCGATCTTATTGTTTAGTTCTTCTTCAGGAAATTTTACTGTGATATCTGAAAGATTAATTTCGACAGGATTTTCTGCTTCACACTCTTGGCATTTAGATATAATATCTGATGTTTCGCCGACAGACTTCGCTCGCAGCTGAAGGAATAGATACTCTAGATCATATGTTGTCAATGCACTTGGCTCAACTACACCAAATGTACATGCTTCAATAATTTGTTTAAGAGATCCAATGATCTGTGAAGGATCGTCAGACTCTTGTGCCAACATTAAGATCTTCTCTTCCTTTACAAGGAAAGGTCTAAACTCAATTGTTTCATTTGTAGATGGTACTACTGTTGTGTACTTTGCTGCTTCTAATATTGGTAATGGCATAATATGCTATAATAATCTGGTTATTCCTCCTATCGCGTTTTTAATTCCAGAAAGTGCGGAGGACAATCCACCTTCTGGTTCAAAATCTTCATATGTCATCGTAACTGATAACTTCTGTATACTGTTTTCACCAGTATTACTTAACTCGATTGATGATACACTTATTGGATAAGCGTTCTTCAATTTAATTCCATAAACAGGGACATTCTTTTCATTCAATTGCTGAATAGTAATATCTCTTTGGTACTCTGCATTGTAATTTAATTTATAAGACTCTGGATCAATTATTAATTCAGACCACTTATCAAACATCTTCTTCATGTAATAGTCATTAGTCAAAAGGAATGTAAATGTTATATCTTCGTTGATATAATTATTTGGAACTTTTACTGTGTTCCGAAAGTGTGAGTGCTCCATTGTCTGGATTTGTCTACCTGGTATAGAGCAGCTTTCACACAATAATCCGATATCTCGCGGGTCATTAATAAGAGACTTCGCATTGAATGTACCAGAGATGAGACTAACACCGATATCTTGTAGGTTGATATTTAGCAACGATGAATCAGGCGGAGACATAAAGATCGCGAAGCGATTTGTCTTTGCAATACCTCCACGTTTGCCTATCGTTGCTTTTAGATCGTCAATAGATCCTGGAGAAAGTGTATCTGCGATATCTGTAAATAATGACATTAGATTATAGATTTAGAATTCTTCCAGACACCTGCTTTGTCGCTCTTAACAAATTGTTCAGTTGGTAAAAAGATAGCAACTTCCCATTCACTTGCTGGAACTTCAGTGATCTGTGATTTAATATTAGATGTTAGATAATGTTTAAAGCATGGTGCGAAGGCTTTGAGCTTAGACATTCCTTTTAGAAGATCGTATGACAACCGCAACTTAGTGGTCTTATCGTATTTCTTATTATTAGTATAGCTAAGGAGCTTATCGAAGAATGCTGCTCGTGTAATAGGATCTAAGTAATGTAGATTTAACCCGTAAAAACCACCTGGTGCTTTATCGACCATAATGATAAGAGGAAATCTATCGTAGAACGGCAAAGTCTTTTTAGTCTTTGGATCATAGAAGTACATAAACATTCTTCCAACGAGAGGAGCATTTACTTTCTTCAGCGCCTCATCTTTGAGAACCTTTGTTCTACTAAGGCCTGTTATGTATCTTAGTTTCTCACGAAACCACTTTAGCGACTTCTTAGTATTATTTTTAATACCAGCTGCTGAAGCTTCTTTCTTAACTTTATTGATGAATGATACGGCCATACATCTATTTATACTATTTGTCTAAGCTTAGAGAGTGAAATCTTCAGCTGTCACCCCTTCTTTAGTTTCTTTGCGCCAAGGATTTTAATTCCCATGTCGCGTAGCGTCTCCTCTGTCCAAATTGCAAACTCCCATCCTCTGTCAGCGCAGTATGATTCAGCAGTTTCCCACTTTGAAGTATTCTTAACATACGCCATCACTTCAGTAATATATCGTTTAGTCTTTCTGCTAGGTTCTTTTGGTGCCTTTGTTTGACACTTTGGCTTTATCTCGATAAGAAATGTCTTATCCTTTGTCACCATCTTTATATCCATAAAGTATCTATGAATCCTATTGTCTGTCTTACACCGATATGGTATAACAGTCTCTTCTGATTGCCATTTTATCACATTAGGATTATCGTCCATCCACTTAAAAACCTGTCTCTCCCAAAGAGATCTAAACACTACTTTAGTTGGATCGCCATCGTATTTAGATGGATTCTTCACTGTATATCTTCCGCTATATGCCATACTTCTCTATTTATCTTTTTGGGTTTTATCTCATTTCTTTTGTTATAAATAGAATTACAATGAGTATAAACATCGGCAATATAGGATCTACAGTAAAGAGAGCAAAAGGTTTTGTCAATAGTGCATTAGGAGATGTTCGAAGTGCAGTTGGGAAGTATACAAACTTGATGGGTCAATCAGATGCTTCTGATGGAGGAGGAGGTAATGCGTTACTAACATATCCTTCTGATCTTCGAGCAGAAAGCAATAAAAACCTACCTCTAATACAATTTACTGCGCATGAAAGAAATCCTTCTCCTGGCCAAGATGGTGCAGGAGAAAAAAAGCCAGGTACTGGGTTTCATACAATCTATTTGCCAGTTACCTCAAATCTGGCCTTTACCGATTCTTCTAACTATAACACTATTAACTTAAGCGGTGCAGGAGCAAAGGTCGGACAAGCGCTATTAGAAGGAGGTCAATCAGCTTCCGAAATTTTAACTTCGATGGGTGCTGCGGTTGCAGAAGCGAAAGAAATGCTAGCATCAGAATATATACCAGGTTCTATAGGAGACTACGTTAAGTTTAGTTCAAAAACAATAACTAATCCGAATACTAATACAACGTTCGAAGGTAACGGCATTCGTACATTTTCGTTTACGTTTAAATTGGTTGCGAAGAGCGAAGCAGATTCTAAACTCATTCAAAAGATACATCAGACATTTAGATACTTTTCTTATGCAGATCTAAATTCAGAAAATTCAAATTTATTCTTATCATACCCAGCTCCATGGACAATTAAATTTATGGACTCATCGATGATAGAGAACGAATACCTTCCTGGAATTTGGTCGTGTTATTTAACAAACGTTGGAACAACTTTTAATTCGAGTTCAAATATGTATTTCTCGGATAATGCTCCTACTGAAGTTGATTTATCATTGACATTCCAAGAAACGAGAGTATTGAATAGAAACGATATGATGCAAATTAAGAAGTCACCTGATAGAGGTATTATTGAAGGCAAACCATCTAGTATAACACCAGCAGTTGACAACCCCGATAATTCCGAAACGACTGGAGAAGGAGGAGATTAAACTATGGCTTTTTTCAAACAATTTCCAATCATAAAACATGATACTGCTGTAGATGGTATTATTAATGACATCGTTGATATGTACCGTCATGTTGACGTTAATGATGTTTTAATCGATGATGCTTCGACATACACGTATTATGAAATTAAAAACGGTGAACGACCTGATACTGTTTCGAGTAGGTTATACGGTACACCCGATTATTATTGGACATTCTTTGTAGCAAATGAGACATTGAAGTCTGGCCTTAATTCATGGCCGATGGAGTACAATCAGTTTAGAGAATGGATCGATCAAGAGTACGGAGACTATTCTGTTATGGTCTTTGCTCCCATTCAGAAGCGAGATTTTTTCGAAGGAGAAGAAATTATTGAACATGTTGACTATTTTGGAGGCTTAGATTTAGATAAGGTGAACCTCGTAGATAAAAATAATAACACAGCAAAGATCTTCAAATTTGACATCAACGCGCTGCAGCTTTGGTTAACTGATATATCTAATCCTACGTTCTTCGAACAAGAAGTATTTACATTAGAATATCAAGAGAATCCTTATGTTGATGGAGATGTCGAAGCGTTTGAAGATTACGAGAAAGATCGACTGCAGTGGTTAAAAGATATATATGAATGGTCTGAAAGAAATCATCCGACTGAGTTTAAAACCTTTATAAAATATACTAACTTTAATCCAGAAGGTGAAGATGAAATAAAATTCGGTACACTTGAGTATTACGAATTGTTTTATACTGAGCGTTTCTCAAATATTATATTCGAACCAAGGGTTATACATCCTAAAGCGTTTAATGCAGCAAAGCATTATATAGATCCAGATAGAAACGATGATAGTGTCATTTCAGGATATCAAGCGTACAATCTTGGGTTTGATTTAGGTGAACTCGAAATTGAACCATACTTCAGAGGTCAACTACAAGAATACCTTCCGCAATATTCGAATTTTACAAAGGGCAATATTATAGAACAGAAATCGAATACATATACTAATACATATACAATCGGTGAATATTTTATCTATAAAGATCCTAATCCCGACAGTGTTTCGTATTTAGAATTCGAAGAAGAGAAAAACTTTGAGAAGAGAAATATACGCGTTATTCGAAAGAACATTATCGATTCTTTTGTTGAAAGATATAAAGAACTCATTAATTCATAATGTCAGCATCAAATCAAAACGTTCTCGAACAGGGTTCAAAAAAGGCGCTAATGCCTGATAGCTTTAATTGTAAAGAGATCGCGATCACAAACTATAAAGGTGTTACAAAGCAAATTAAAAATATCGTTATTAAGTTCTCTATTACAGAAAGCTTATACTCGAATACCTTAGTTGCAAAGTTTAGTGTAAAGGATTCAACAAATTTCTTCGAAGAATTCCCAATTACTGGCCAAGAAACCATACGGATAAAACTTGAGAGAAAGACGCAGTTTACAGTAAACGAGCCAAAAGAAATATTAGATCTTAAGTTCTTCGTGACTGAGTATCCTCTTTATGGTAGATCTGGTCAGCATACACAAGTCTATTCGTTCTCAGCCATCTCTCCTCATGCATTTGCTTCTTCTTTTCGTAAGATATCTCGCGCTTATGCAGAGAGATCTGATTCTGAAATAAAAAAGATTATTGTCAACGACTTGAATGTACCAGAGGAAAAATTTAAACTTACTGGAGAGCCTTCATCTATATCAAAGGGACTCATCAATATCCAATCTCCACTAAAAGCAGCAGAATGGTTTAGAGCAAAAACGTTTGATAAAGACTTCGCACCATTCTTTTTGTTTCAGACGCTTATAGGAAATGTACAGCTGTCATCTCTCACCTCTCTAATAAGACAAAAGACGTATGGCACATATATACATACGACTGGTTTTAGTCAGAATGCTCAGACAGATCAAGATTATATGGAACGGGCTACTCGTATAGTCGAGATGGCATCTGATCTTAAGCTTGGCAAAATATTTCAGGGGAAAGACGGAGCATTCGCTTCGAATAATAATTATCTCGACTATACGAATAAGACATACACAAAATATAATTATCAATATAGTAAAGATCTATTGACAAAAAATAATTCTCTCGAGAATAAAACTGTTTTGTCTAAGTCGTTTAAAAGTGCAGCTGAAGAGATAGATACACTGGCTAATGCACACTGCGAATACACCTCTATTAATTCAGGAGCATACGAAGAAACTACAAATTACAATGCTCTTCGTAAACAAACTAAAGGTATTACTACAGCATACACCGAACTATTAGAGACCAAAGCACATGAAGTAATTTTATGTGGTGACATGTTTCTAAATGCGGGTAGAGTCATCGAATTGAAATTTCAAAGAACGATGGATCCTCAGCTAATGAAAGATATACTAGACAAGAATCCTAAAGATATTTGGGATCAGCACATCTCTGGTAGATATCTTATCACATCAGCAATACATAACTTTGAAGGAGGAAAATATTATACGAACGTGAAAGTGAAGAGAGATTCCTTTTCACTTGATATAGATAAATAGTATTATGAATACAGGTGAAGATTTTATTTACGGTAAATCATTTCAGTGGTTTACTGGTGTTGTAGAAGATATAAACGATCCAGAAGAGATGGGTCGATATAAGATACGATGCTTTGGTTATCATACAGATGATAAAGAACGTATTCCTACAGAGTCACTACCGTGGGCGCACGTTATGTTGCCTATTACTTCAGCGAGTATGACAGGTATAGGTCAATCTGCGACTGGTATATTACAAGGTAGTTGGGTAGTTGGATTCTTCCGCGATGGAACGAATGCACAGGATCCTCTTATTTTAGGTTCTATTCCTTCTCGGGCAATCAACGTCGCTGATAAAAAAGTTGGATTCAATGATCCGGATGGCATTTATCCAAGAATACCTTATGTTGGCACTGAAGTCGATACACCGCGAGCAGCACGAGGTCAATATTCTACATCGCAACCTTATATATCGAAGGAAGATACAAGACAAGAGTTAATTGAAACAGCGATACCACCAAGAGTACCAAGTATCTCTCCTGATAAAGATGATGCTTATTATAATAGAGGTACATGGGAGAATCGTCAACTAGCTGAGATTATCAATCCAGTCTATCCAGCTAATCATGTAACAGAGACAGAATCAGGTCACATAATTGAGGTCGATGATACCATAGCTTCGGAAAGACTCTCGACATACCACACCTCTGGTACTTATGAAGAGATCGTAGCGAATGGAGACAAGACTGTTACTGTAGTCGGAGATGAATTCGAAGTTACGTTTAAGAGCAAGAA